TGAGAGACAGGAGGCGGTTCGATTCCGCCGTATCGCACCGTATGGCGCATGGACTCATCCCCCACAAAGCTGCACGCTTAACCTCCCGTGCCACGAGAGAAAGCTTTGAATCCCCGAGGGTGTGGGTAGACTTCCCGACGGGATGTGCGTCAAACAACAGCCCTGGCGGAGAACCAGGGCTGTTTTATATGGCCGCCTGAGCGCAGTACGGAGCGCGTGTCAGCTGAGATATTGCTGGCTGGTTCGAGTCCAAGGGCGGTGTTTTATACTCCGGTAGCTCAAGTGGTAGAGCGGCGGTCTCCAAAACCGCATGTTGCAGGTTCGAGTCCTGCCGGGAGTGCTTGCATGATCTGACGAGAGCGGGGAGTGCAATAGCGGGGCATCCAGCCGCGAAAGTTCTGGACGCAGAGGCTTTGCACCCGACAAGCAAAGCCTCTTATTTTGACATTCTGACCGTTCGGATTTCCGGGCGGTTTTTCTTTTGCATGGGTTTAGAGAGGTGGTGGCTGTGGGGGCAAAACTGACAGACCGACAGAAAAAGAAAATCATTGCGGACTATGTGCAGCTCCACAATTACCGCAAAACTGCCAAGCTGAACAACGTCGCCGAAAGCACTGTGCGCAAGGTTGTGAGCGAAAATCCGGTATGTGCAGATTTGTGCGCCTTAAAAAAAGAGCAGAACACGCAGGACATGCTTTCATACTTAGGCAGCAAGCGCGAGGAAGCGCAGGATCTTCTCGGGCTGTACCTGAAAGCGATGGCAGACCCTGACAAAATCGCAGAAGCGACGTTGCCGCAGCTGTCCACAGCGTTCGGCACCATCGTGGACAAGTTTGCTATGCTGGGAAACCAGAGCGGCATAGAAGCCCCGGACGATGGCCTGCTTGAGGCTCTGAGCGCTGCCGCAGACATCAGCCCGCCGGACGACGTGGAGATGCTGCCTGAGGAAGAGGACGACCATGCGGAAAAGTAACGGTTTTCGCTGGAAAGCCCTCAGCCAGCGGCAAAAGCAGGTCTTGAGCTGGTGGACACCGCAGAGCGCATACAGCGGTTACAACGGCATCATTGCCGATGGCGCTATCCGCTCGGGCAAGACCTTCGCCATGAGCTTTTCGTTTGTCCAGTGGGCTATGACCTGCTACAGAGGCCAGCAGTTTGCCATGTGTGGCAAGACCATCGCCAGCTTCCGTCGCAACGTGCTGGGGACGCTCAAGCAGCAACTTGCGGCCCGTGGTTACAACGTCAAGGAGCATCGGGCAGAAAACTGCATGACCGTCAGCAAGGGCGGCAAAGTTAACGAGTTTTACTTTTTCGGCGGCAAAGACGAGAGCAGCCAGGACCTGATTCAGGGCATCACCCTTGCCGGGGCATTTTTCGACGAGGTGGCCCTGATGCCGCAGAGCTTCGTCAATCAGGCCACAGCCCGTTGCTCTGTCACCGGGTCAAAGTTCTGGTTCAACTGCAACCCGGGCAGCCCGCAGCACTGGTTTTATATCGAGTGGGTGCGCAAGTGCCGTTCCCGCAGGATGATGTATCTCCATTTCACGATGGACGACAACCTGTCACTTGCCGAGGACATCAAAGAGCGCTACCGCAGCCAGTACAGCGGCGTTTTCTACCAGCGCTACATTCTGGGCCTGTGGACGGTGGCCGAGGGCCTTGTCTACGATATGTTCGACCGACAAAAGCATATCATTAACAAGCTGCCGGAGCTGTCACCAAAGGGCGCGTATGTGGCATGCGACTTCGGTACGCAAAACGCAACGGTTTTTTTGCTGTTCCAGATGCAGTCGGACACCGGCACATGGATAGCGACCCGCGAGTATTACTACAGCGGGCGCGAACAGAAACGCCAGAAGACCGTGGGAGAGTATGTTGCAGACCTCAAGCGATGGTTAAACGGCACAAAGCCAGAAAAGGTCATCGTTGACCCATCTGCACTGCCGCTTATCACGGAGCTAAAGCAAAACGGGCTCCCGATTCAGGCAGCAAACAACGACGTTCTGAGCGGCATTCTGGACGTTCAGACGATGCTCCAAACCGGCAGATTAAAAATATACAGAGAGTGTAAACGCACCATACAGGAGTTTGGCGTTTACGCATGGGACCCGGACAGAGAAGATGTGGTCATCAAGGAAAACGACCACTGTATGGACTCTATCCGGTATTTTGTACGCACGAAGCGCCTTGTCAAGCGGGCCGGAGGATAAAAAGTGGCTACATTTACGTTTCAGACATTCCAGCAGGCCCAGCAGGAAGGGCGGCTCACAGATTTTCTGTGGGATTTCATCCAGCAGCACAAATCTTCCCCGCAGGTGGTGGGCAGGACGGGCGCGCTGGCTGCTGATTTATACGACCGGCAGAAAAACCCGGGCGCAGAGCAGTTCGCCGCGGCCTATGCAGAGATGCTAAAGCGGGCAACAAACAACACCCGGGACATCATGAGGCCGGATATGGTCAAAAGCAACCTGTTCCGGCGGCTCAACAAGCAGCGCGCGGCGTACTCGCTGGGCAACGGCGTCACATTCGCCGATGGTACCGACAAGCTAAAGCTGGGCGCGACCTTCGACGAGCGGGTCTTTAAGGCCGGGTATTTTGCCCTCATCCACGGCGAAAGCTTTGGATTTTGGAATTACGACCACCTGGACGTGTTTAAGCTGACCGAGCTTGCCCCGCTCTATGACGAGGACACCGGCACACTGCGGGCGGCTGTACGGTACTGGCAGCTCAACCCGGACACGGCAACAAAAGTGGTGCTGTACGAAGAAGACGGATACACCGAGTACAAGTCTCAGGCGCGTGGCGCATACCCGCTGCAAGAGGCTGCGGCAAAGCGTGGATACCTCAAGACCACGATCACAACCAACGTGGGCGGCGAAGAGTCTGTCACAGAGGACAATTACGGCGCCCTGCCCATTGTACCGCTTTGGGGCTCAGACCTGCACCAGAGTACGCTTGTTGGGCTTAAAGCCTACATCGACAACACAGACCTTGTCATGTCCGGCTTTTGTAACGATTTGCAGGACTGTGCGCAGATCTATTGGCTGTGCGAAAACTTTGGAGGCATGACGCAGGACGAGCTGCAAGGCTTTTTGCAGCAGCTCAACCTCTACCACGTCGCCAACGCCGACACCAGCGATGGCGGCAAGGTGCAGCCTTACACCACCGAAATTCCCGTCACGGCCCGGAGTACGTTGCTTGACCTGCTGCACAGCCGGTCTTATGAGGACTTCGGCGGGCTGGATGTGCATTGCGTGAGCGCGGATAGCACCAACGATCATCTGGACGCGGCGTATGAGCCGCTGAATCACAATGCGGACGATTTCGAGGCACAACTCACGCCCTTTATTCAGCAGATTTGCAAGCTAGCTGGGTTGGGCGACGTGTCCCCGATTTTTACCCGCAGCAAAATCACAAACACCGCCGAACAGGTCGGCATGGTGATTTCTGAGGCGCCGATCATCGGGCAAGACATGGCCATTGACCTGCTGCCCAACCTGACCCCGGAGCAGAAAGAAAAGGCCCGGGCGTCCCTGATGGCGGAGAACGCAGAGCGGGAGACCGTGGACGAGGAGGAGGATGAAGATGGCAGTAGGTGAGACTTACGAAGAGTTTGTGGAAAAGTTCAAGCCGAAAAAGACCACGGACGACTGCTATACACCGCCAGGCGTGTACGATGTCGTCAAGGACTGGGCCTGCAAGGAGTACGGCATCGACCCTGCCAAAATTGTGCGCCCGTTTTACCCCGGCGGCGATTATGAGAATTTCAACTACCCGGAGGGTGCTGTTGTTCTGGACAACCCACCGTTTTCAATCCTGTCCCGAATCTGCGGATTCTATCTCGATCGTGGAATTCCGTTCTTCCTATTCGCTCCATCTTTGACAGCGTTTTCTGGAAGAGCAAATAATATGCGGATGAACCATATCATTTGCGACTGTAATATCGAGTACGAAAACGGTGCAATCGTCAAAACAAGTTTTGTGACCAGCTACGGAGGGGACATCATAGCGCAGACCGAACCTCGCCTGACGAAGCTGGTAAACGATGAGGTGGAGCGCTTGCGACGCACCAAAACGGTACAGCTGCCAAAGTATACATACCCGGATCATATTGTGACGGCTGCATTGCTTCAACGATACAGTCGTTACGGTGTGGGTTTCAAAATTCACAAAAAGGACTGCGCTCCGATTCATGCGCTGGATGCGCAACGACCCACAGGAAAAACGATTTTTGGCGGAGGCCTACTGCTGTCTGATTCTGCTGCGGCTGAGAAGGCTGCGGCTGAGAAGGCTGCGGCTGAGAGGACTGCGGCCACAAAATGGGAGCTGTCCGCCCGGGAACGTGCCATTGTGGAGTATTTGAACAGCCATGAAACAAGCCGACCGTGACCGCATCTCTACCCGCCAGCTGAACCGCCTGCGCCGCCGTATCCTCCGGGTGTATGGCACTGCCCGCCGGGAGATGCAGGAGCAGCTGACTGAGTTTCTGGCCAAGTACAAAGCACTGGATGAGCGCAAGCGGGCGCAACTGGACGCAGGCGAGATTACAGAGGACGACTACCGCATCTGGCTGCAAAATCAGGTTTTTCAGTCCGATTTGATGCACGCCAAGCTGGACGGCATCACCCAGACATGCACCACAGCCCAAGAGACGGCCTACAAGCTGGCCCGGGACGAGCAATACAATATCTTTTCCTTTGGTGCAAACTGGGTTTTCTACGAGCTGGAACAGGCCGCAGGCGTGACGTTCGGGCTGACCCTGTACAACACCGAAGCGGTCAAGCTCCTGCTGAAGGAGAACCCCCGCATGGTGCCCAACAAGCGCATCAAGAGCGAGAGTAACCTCACCTATGATGCCCGGGTATTCAACCGCTACGTCATGCAGGGCATCGTGCAGGGCAAGAGCGTCCACGACATCGCCGTGCAGGCCGTCAACGGCATGGCTGACACAGAGATCCACTGGGCCATGAACAACGCCATCACAGCCCTTACCAGCGCCCAGAATGCCGGGGCTTTGCAGCAGATGCGCAACGCCCAGGCTTTGGGAATCGAGGTCAAAAAGCGCTGGAACTCAACCCACGACTACCGCACCCGTGAGATGCACCGCCTGCTCGACCAGCAGACGGCAGAGCTTGACGAGCCGTTCAAGGTCATGGGTTACGAGATTCAGCGCCCCGGCGACCCCAACGCAGCGCCGGAGATGGTTTACCACTGCCGCTGTGTGCTGTCCTCTGCTCTGGGCAAATATCCCCGGCAGAACGCCATGCAACGGGACAATGTGACCAAAGAGACCACCCCCGTCATGGATTACACCGAGTGGTATAAATCCAAGGGCGGAACAGAAGCCGAACAGATGTGGTGGGCGGAAGAGAGAAAACGGAGAAAGGAGAGCGCAAAGCATGAAAAATAAGAAGTTTGGGATTGTCGTAATCAACGATGACTTTTTCTTGAACTTTTGCCGTGATTTTAAGCCACCGTGTGGTTACATTAAGCCAAAACACGCGCGGCCTTCCTACGGAAATGGCGCAAAGCCGCATGGAGCACACAAACGCCTTATTAGGACAATGGAAGGATTCAGAAAAAGAAAGAAGGGATGAACTGTGCCGTATTACCCAGTAGAAAACACTCACAAGGCGGTATTCCAGGGTGCTGGCAAGTTTCACATGCCAATTATCAAGCCGGAAACAGACATCCGCATTGATAAGTTAGAATGGATTCCCTTCGACAAAATCCAGAAGACGAGACCGAGCGACAGAGCCGGGCAAGGCGTCCATTTTTACTGCGTAGACCGTGCCTTTGAAGCCGTGTGGCGCACACCTGACAGATACATTCCGCTTTTGCAGCAGTTTGGCGCAGTATGCTCGCCGGACTTTTCTATGTACCGTGACCACCCGGAAGCGGTACAGATTTGGAGTATGTACAAACGTCACTGGCTGGCAGCGTACTGGCAAATGCACTGTATCAAAGTCATTCCCACCATCGAATGGGTGTGGCCGGAAAGCTACGAGTGGTGCTTTGACGGTGAGCCGCGAAATGCTATTGTGTCTATTTCGTCGTGCGGCTGTATGCGCGAGAAGTTGGCAAAAACATTGTTTACGATGGGCTGTCAAGAAGCTATCCGGCGGCTGAATCCTACACAAGTTTTGTGGTATGGCAAGCCGCTGCCTGACATGGATTTCAACGCAACCGTTATAAAATCTGAATACAACAAAGTAATGGGGAGGTATTACGATGGGCGGGTCCGGCGCAGCGAGTAAAAGCACAAAGGTTGTTGGGATGGCAAGACTAAAAGGCTCCCCCTCAACGGTAGCCGACGCAAAAGAAGTAAGAGCAATCTTAAATGAAGCACTAAACGACGGCATCGAGACAATGAAGCAAATGGAAAGCCGCGTTGGAAAACAAATGGTGGATGAATCCATCGCACGTGGAGAACGTGTAAAAAATGTTATAAATCGTGAAAAAGAAGCGAGGGAACTTAGCTCCTTTTTGAATACGTACACAATGAATTTGGTCGCTAAAACGGGATCTGACCAGAACACCCCGCAGCAAAGAAAGAAAATGTACGCAATGAACGCCATTCAAAACGCAGTTCAGAATGTTCAAAAGGTGGAAAAAAAGGAAGCAAATCTTTATATTTCCGATTTTGAGAGAAAAATCGCAAAGGCTTGGAACGGCAAATAATAAAATTACTGAAGGAGGGAAAATTATGGGCGGCGGTGGATCAAGTTCAAAAGGCAGCTCCGCGAGAGCGGGCGGCGGAAATGCAAATGAACATGAGTTTGAATCTTTTGTGAATGGGAAATGGGTGACGGATTACAGCAAAATCGCGGCAGCAGAGGCGAAGAGGGCCGCCGTTGTTGTGGATAGTTCCAGATACAAGAAAACGCATAACGACGTTGTATCTTTCGTAAAAGAGCAAGTTGGTGTTGACCTCAACAAATATCGAAGTGGCGATGGTTCTTCTCCGTCTCATACCACATATTGGGACAAGAGCGGCCCGAAAGTTGCTTTTGACCTAAAGGGCATGACTTCGAGTGACCGTACAAAGTTGATGCAGCTGGCACAAAAGCCGTTTGGCGTAACGGTTGAACAGGGCGGCGCATGGATTGGTTTTGTTTCGAGGAAAAAGAAAAAGTAAATGTGCAAGTACTGTGATACAAGCCAAGTGCATGAAGAAAATATTGCTGACAGTGGGGTTGGCGATTTTTAAGCATTGGTGTCGATAAAGCAAAAAAGTGCTATTTGAAATCGTGGGGAAACGATGAAGCCGTTTGGTATCCGAATTTTTGCCCTGAGTGCGGTCGCATCTTAAAGAAAAAGCGAGAACCGAGGGGTGAACCATGAACTTTAACTACGACATCAAATTCACCGACAACACCCCACAGCTGCATGAAGCTCTGGATTCATGGGCGGAGCGGGTGCTGACCAACTGGGGCATGAAGGTGCAGGACTACGCCCAGCTGCTTGCGCCACCCGGCACAGAAGACAGCACGGGCATTGAGGGCTATGTTGGCGGTGCGCTCAAGCAGAGCCTGACCTACGCCGTAGACCTTGCCCAAAAGACCGTGACCATCGGGTCAAATCTTTTTTACAGCGTCTACGTTGAGCTTGGCACGGGCATCTTTGCCGAAAAGGGCAACGGACGCAAAACGCCGTGGGTCTGGCAGGACTTCAACGGTAAGTGGCACTTTACCCGGGGCATGGCGCCCCGTCCGTTCCTCCGCCCGGCGGTGGAAGATCACATTGACGAGCTGCAAGAAATCGCAGTGGAAGAAGGAAACAAGGAGGCATAAGAATGACAGAGCTTGAAAACTTGAGCAAACAGCTTGAAGTTGTTGTGAAAATGCAGGGAGAAGCAGAAAGACTTTATCATAACTCTTCCGAAAGAATTGAAGAAATCAAAAAGCGGATGCTTGAGGTAAAGGAAAAGAACAAGCCCAAGGCTACAAAAGTCGAAGAGTTGTTTACGGCTGGTGCTCAGGCACGCAAAGCGCTTCAGGAGATGTGTGATAACACATACGGCGAGGGCAAAGCCAAAATTTCTGTTTTGGTCTATGTTCCGTCCGAAGCACAGGGCTATCCGACAGCCACAGACTGTGAATTTTCGCTCTAAAACTAAACACTCAGCGGTTGGCGCACAGCGTCAGCCGCTTTTTTATGCCGCTTTAGCTCAGGTTGGCAGAGCGCCGGATTTGTAATCCGGGGGCCGTGGGTTCAAGCCCCACAGGCGGCACCACACCGGCAGCACGTCCGGCAAATAAACCTTATTGCCAAGCATGGCAGCCCGAGCAAGGGCGGAAAGGAATAACACATGGCACTCAAAAGAGCTGACATCCGCACGATTCTGGAGAACCCCGAAACCTCCAACGATGACAAGGCCAAGGCCATTCTGGACGCCCTGCACAAGGAGACGGACGAACTCAAAGACCAGCTGGATGCAGAAAAAACAGCCCGCACACAGGCCGAAAAGGACCGGGATGCAGCCAATGGCGACAAGCAGGCCGCCGAAAAGGCGCTGACCGACTACAAAGCCCAGCAGACAGCAGCAGCCAGCAAGGCGGCCAAGACCGCTGCATTTAAGCAGTTGCTCAAGCAGGCGGGCGTGCTGGAAAAGTACATCGACGACATTGCCGACGACTCCAAGAAGGGCGACGAGTTTGCCGCCGGTCTGGAACTGGACGCCGACGGCAAGGTGAAGGATGCCGAAAAGCAGCTTTCCAGCATCAAAACCACATGGGGCGGCAAAATCGCCACCACCAAAACCACCGGCGCAAAGGTGGACACCCCGCCCACCAACACCGGCTCCAAAATGACCAAAGACCAAATTTTTGCAATCAAGGACGCTGGCGAACGTCAGGCCGCGATTGCTGCAAATGCCGACCTTTTCACGGGCGGCGGAAAGGAATAACACATGGCAGCAAAAGAAAACCTTATCGTAACTACCGACATTACCGTCAACCCCCGAGAAATCGACTTCGTCACACGCTTCCAGCGCAACTGGCAGCATCTGCGCGACATCATGGGCGTCATGCGCCCCATCCGGATGCAGCCCGGCACTACCCTCAAGAGCAAGTACGCCGAGGGTACGCTTCAGAGCGGCACTGTTGATGAGGGCGAGGAGATCCCCTACAGCAAGTTCACAGTCAAAGAAAAGACCTATGCTGACATTACTGTCGAAAAGTTCGCCAAAGCCGTCTCTCTGGAGGCCATCAAGAAGTACGGTTACGATGTCGCCGTTCAGAAGACCGATGACGAGTTCCTGTACCAGCTGACCGCGAACGTCACCGACCGCTTTTACAAGTACCTGAACACCGGCACCCTGAAAGGCACCCCCAAGACCTTCCAGATGGCTCTGGCGATGGCCAAGGGCAGCGTTGAGGACAAGTTCAAGAACATGCACCGCACCGTCACCGGCGTCGTGGGCTTCGCAAACATTCTGGATGTGTACGAGTACCTGGGCGCAGCCAACATCACTGTCCAGAACCAGTTCGGCTTCCAGTATATCAAGGACTTCATGGGTTACAACACCATCTTCCTGCTTTCCAGCGGCGAAATCGCGCGTGGAAAGGTCATCGCAACCCCGGTGGACAACATCGTCCTGTACTATGTTGACCCCGCCGACAGCGACTTTTCCAAGGCCGGTCTGGTCTACACCACTGCGGGCGAGGCAAGCAACCTCATCGGCTTCCACACTCAGGGCAACTACCACACCGCAGTCTCTGAGAGCTTCGCCGTCATGGGCATGACCCTGTTCGCTGAGTATCTGGACGGCATCTCTGTCCAGACTATCACCCCGGGCGAGTAATCGCCCCTTTTGAGTAGGAGGCATCCAATGACCGTCCCTGAGCTGTGCGCACTGACGCACAATTTCTTTGACCGGGCAGACGACCCCATTGCCGGGGAGTTTGCTTTTGAGCCGGATACCGTTCCCGCCGGGGTAGTCCCGGGGCAGTATTTCCTCGTGTGCGGATCCATCTTCAACGATGGCGTACACAAAGCTGGGGACGGTGATTTGGTAGCAGAGACCTTTAACGGCACAGTGCAGCCCATGCGTGTGCCGCCCGCTTTTGCCGCGCTGGCCGAAAAAATCGACGCATACGACAAGGCGCTCCCGTCCGGCGGCGTGTATGTGTCCCAGTCCTTTGCCGGGTGGTCCGGCACAATGGCTACAGGCGCGGACGGGTTGCCCGCCGACGGCAAAACCCGCTATAAATCCGAGATCAATCAGTGGAGGAAGATGTGACATGGTCAACGCGTTCACTGCATCCACCGTGATGCAGAGCTTTACCCAAAAATACCGCTTTCAGACCCGCAGCTATGAGCCGGACGGCGTGGGCGGCTTTGTGTCCGGCTGGCAGGACGGACCCGAGTTTGAGGCTGTGGAGCGCCACGACACCACCGTGGAAGCTCAGGTGGCGGAGCAGGCTGACACCGCCTCCACCTATACTTTGCTTGTCAACACGGGCGTGCCGCTGGCTTTCCCGGACTACGTCAAGCGGGTGAGCGACGGGCAGACCTTTCAGGTGACGAGCGCAGCCGATGAGGGCGGCGCTCCGGAAGAATCCGGCATGGGCCTGCGGGCCGTGAAGTGCAAAAAGGCGGTGCTGCCGTAATGGGGCCGTCTGAGAGCATCAACCGGGCGCTGAACACGTTTTTCAACGGCTTTGGCATCCCCGGCCACCTGGAAGATAACATTCCTCCCGGCGCAGAACTGCCGTATCTGACCTACAAGCCCGCCGTCCCCGGCAGCTGGAACGAGGAAGTGTCGTTCCACGCCCGCTTGTGGTATCCAAGCAGCGCGGGGCGTTTACCCATCTTACAGACCGAAGACAGGATAAGCGCAGCCCTTGCAGATGGTTTGACCATTGAATGCGAGGGCGGCGCTATTCTTTTGCACAAAGGCGTCCCGTGGGCGCAGCCGCTCGACAACCCGCCCGAGGGCTATCTGTGCGAATACCTCAATTTTGAACTCACACGGTTTATACCGTGAGTAAAGGAGCAATATGGCAAGAAAATTTTCCAAAATTTCGCAGGAAGCGTTCAAGTCCATGCAGTTCAATTCCGGAATCGTGGTCAACAAGTTTGACGTGACCGGAACGACCGAAGTGCAGGATGCAGACATTATCACCGCCACCACCGGCGGCATCACCGCGACCTGCAAGGCAAACTTCAGCGATCTGGGCGCGGACGTGGACAACGCCCAGAAGAACACCGCAGAGCTGATGCAGATTGAGGACTACGACTGCACGCTGGCCTTTACGGCCCTGAATGCCACAACGGACGTTATCAAGCTGGCCCTCGGTGCAGCCGATGTGGCAGAAAAGAAGGTCACGCCCCGCATGACACTGGATCCAACCGAAAGCACCGGCGATTTTAAGGACATCTGGTGGGTCGGCGACACCATTGACGGCGGCTATGTGGCTGTCCGTCTGATGAACGCACTCTCCACCGGCGGTTTGACCCTGAAGACTACCGACAAAGGCAAGGGCAACATCTCCGTCACTCTGACCGGCTGCCCCCGTCTGGGCAGTGACGTGGTGCCTATGGAGTGGTACTACAGCCCCAAGGTCGCAGCATAAGGAGGTTACAATATGAAAACCCTGAATCAGATGGACGAAACCGAGTTCCTGCGGCGCTGCTGGCTCATCGCTGACGCGGTGTCTGACCTGCTGACCAAGACCAAAGTCATGGAGCTGCGCAAGGTTATGCCGGTTTTCAACGGCAACGAGACCGAAGAGGAAAAGAAGCAGAAGAGGGAAGAGCAGAGCCGAAAAAACCTCAAGGCAATGGCAAAAAGCCTGCTCTTTGAGAACGCTGAGGCTACCGCCAAGCTGCTTCCGCTGCTCTATGAGCCGGACGTGGACAAGGACGGCAAGCCAGAGACCATGACGCCGTTCAAGATCCTGCGCGTTATCACTGCCACCATCGAGGACAAGGACGTGCTGGATTTTTTGTTATCGTTGGCGAAGCTGGGCCAGACGAGTATCGACGCCTGACTTCGTCCATTCGGATCGATATGCTGCGGCTCATCGGCAAGCCCTACATCGTCCAGCACATCATGAACACCCGGCGGCAAGAGGCTATTGCTTTGAGCTACCGAGTATACATGACGGACACGCTGGCAAGCTTTGCAGGCGTAGAAGAGCGCTGGACTGACCGGGTGGCAGGAATCATCGACCCCCGCCCCTCAGAGCCACAGCAAAGCGCCGAAGAAGTGATACAGAGAATCAAAAATGGCTTGAATGGAGGTGAAGAAACCTGAAGCTCTTTGAATTGAGCGCCACCCTCGGGCTGGACACGTCGGCGTATGAAAAAAATATCGATAGTGCAAAGCAGACTATGCAAAGCGCTGCCAAGTCTATGCAACAGAGCACAAGCAAAGCTGGTTCTGGTGCAGAAAGTATGGCAAAACAATTTGCCTCAGCCGCAGCAAAAGCTCATATTCTGGCAATCGCAGTCGTAACTGTAGCAGAAAAAGCTTTATCCGGCGTCTCGAATTTAGTAAGTACTGGAGTCCAGTACAACATGCAAATGGAAAAATACCAGACTGCATTTACTAATATGTTGGGCAGCGCCGAAAAGGCTGCAAGCGCTTTGCAGCAAATCAAAGAGGATGCAGCACGCACCCCACTTGACGTTGCATCTTTAGTGCAGGCAAACCAGCTTTTGATTTCTGCCGGTGTTGACGCAGGCGAGGCAAGAAAAACCATCCTTGCACTAGGAGACGCGGTGGCTGCTGCTGGTGGTGGCAATGCAGAGCTTTCCCGCATGGCACAAAACTTACAGCAAGTCAAGAATGTCGGTAAAGCGGCAAGTATTGACATCAAGCAGTTTGCTTATGCAGGTATTGACATCTACGGTATTCTGGCCGATTACACCGGAAAATCCACCGCAGAAGTCCAGAAAATGACCATCACATACGACCTTCTGACCGCAGCACTTCAAAGAGCATCCGAAGAAGGCGGACGGTATTACAACGCAATGGAAACGCAGAGCCAAACCCTAAGCGGGCGGCTTGACACCTTGCGTGATAACTGGTCGCAGCTTCTTGGAAGCCTTTCAGAGGGCCTTGCCGATGTAGAGGGCGATTTGGTTTCTGCTGCTACCGAGTGGGTACAGACGCTGCAAACCTCTTTCGAAGAATACGGCGCAAAGGGCCTAATGGAAGCGGGCGGCAGTATCGTAAATGATATTGCGAACGGCATCGCAAACCACATTCCACAGCTTGCGGAGCAGGCCGGGGCCGCTGTTCAGCGTTTTTCGGACTACCTCGTTGAAAATATGGAGACTATCGTGGAGACCGGCGGAAACCTTCTCGCCAGCCTTGCCGATGGTATCTTAAATGCTTTCCCTGATATTGCAAATGCCGCCGTGCAGACGGTAGGAACTCTGGCCTCTGAATTATGGGCGAATGCAGACAAGATTTTCGAGCAGGGCGCACAGCTGGTTGGAAAGCTTTGCGAAGGACTTCTCAGCGTTTTGGGGAATGTAATCGAAGCGACCGGAACAATCGCGGAAGCTATCGTCACAAAAATTTTCTCAACAGACTGGGGCGCCGTCGGCAAAAATATCGTTTCCGCAATCGGTCAAGGTATTTCCAACGGTATCGCATCTTTGAGCGGACCGCTTGACCGGCTGTCTTATAAGCTAAACCATGCACTCGGCAAAGTGGGATACGCTGAGTATAACAGCTTTGAAGCGTGGGCGGCGGCAAACGGAAAGACTGACGAGACAGAATATCAGCATGGAAGCCAGAAAGACGATGACTATTGGCGTCGCTACGGTGAACGGATGGCGGCGCAATACGGGCTGAACGAGAAAACGGAGCCAGAGCCTACCGGTACGGGTGGAGACGGCGCCGGAGTCACTCCTGGCAAGACCACAACTCCGAAGCACGTCGCCGCTGATACCAAAAAGCTGGCCGATACCATCAAGGAGACCTCTCAGGAGATACTTGCTGGTACTGGCAACATCGTTGGCAGCATCCAACGTGTAACAGAGACTGCTGACAACACCTACAACGTCTATGACGGCACCACTAAGCAGCTCAAAGGCACCACCAAAGAGACAGTGCAGACTATCACCGACTCGTGGACTGAGGTAGTGGACGGCGTCGAAAAGACCATTAGAAAGGTCACAAAAAATGTGACCGATGCCGATGGCAAAATCACCACCACGGTCAACCAGACCTGCGACAAGGTGGTTTTGTCTGTCTCTGAGATGCAGTCTCGTATTGACAAAAATCTCAGCGAGGCCAAGACCAAATGGCAAAACGGTATCATGGGGACGCTCCAAAGTGTGCTCACCGACCTCAAAAACGGCAACTGGACGAGTCTTGCCACCGACTTTGCAAAGTTGATTTGGGGCGAGGTCACGCAAGAGCAGCGCAACATCATCTCCAAATGGTTTTCGGACGCCCTCACTGCTATCAACGACAGCTATTCCGGCGGCGGTATGAGCAGCCTGAAAGATACGCTCCACAAGCTGCTCACCGATGGCATTACCTCGGACGCCAACGACGCAAAAGTGGCCGTGCAGGGCCTCTATCAAGTCATAAACGGGCTGGGCGAGTCCGGCGGCATGGGTGCCAAGCTGGCGGGCATCGCCGGAAACTTTTCTGGCATGGCTGGCGTCATTACAAAAGCTCTCAGCGGCATTGTGGGCTTTATCATCGCAAACCCCGTAGTGGCCGCTATCCTTGGTCTGACGGCTCTTGTGGGCGGAGCGGCGTTTGCCAAGTGGCGCAGCAGCCGTGATAACGACGTCACCAACAACTACAAGAGCCCCTACGGCACAACGCCGGTGTATGACTCTCTGGCAGAGTTTTCTGCCCGCGCCGACCAGCTCAACCGCTACAGCAGCGTCACCGCGTCGCCGTTTGCTGGCAGTCAGCAGGACACCACCGGCAAGCAGCAGCTCAGCGTATTGCAGCGGATCTCCAACTCGCTGGATGAGCACCTCCCGGCTATCGGCACCGGTACGCTGGTCATCGACGCTAACGGTGTGCAGGCTCTTGCGGGTGCAATGCAGCCGACACTCACCAATGGCATTGATGGAGATTTGGGCATCCGCGCGGCCCGGAAAGCAAGAGGTGGTTAAATGGCAGCTTTACAAGGCGTCCAGCTGGGCGATTACCACACCCTCAAGGACTGGGGGCTTTACATCGTGGTGGGCGGTACGACCGTCGGCCCGGCAGAACCGGACCAGAGCCTACTCATAAAGGTGCCGTTTAGCGACCGTATTCTGGACCTCTCCAAATCTCTGGACGGCAAAGTCCATTACACCCAGCGCAAGATAACTATCACCCTCAAGTGTGTCAAGTCAAAAAAGCTTTGGCCCAGCATCCAGAGCGCCCTCGAAAACGCTTTGCAGGGACAGTGGCTGCGCTGCATCTTTGATGATGACCCGTCGTGGTACTGGGAGGGCTACTGGACAGTGACCCCCCAGAGCCGCGACCGGTGGGAGAATGTCTTTACCATCTCTGGCATCTGCAACCCATACAAAGTCAGCCTCACCGCTGAGGTGGGTGCTGACTGGGAGTGGGACACCTTTAACTTTGAGACAGACACTATTTATGATACGGCAACGGAGGTAAAAAGTCTGTGAGTTACAAAGTCTATGCAGGCACCCAGACCGCCGTAGGCGTATGGGACACCAAAGCCTGCATCTATGACCCGACTGGCGAAGACCTGCGCACTACGGCTACGCTGCTCATCTCCCCGACTCTCACCCGTGAGGCCGGTAAGGCTGGCAGTTTTGAGTTTACACTCCCGCTGGGCAATGTTGCCCACTCGGCGCTGCAAAAGCTCAAGACCATTGTGGAGGTGGAGCAGGACGGAAAGATCCTGTGGCGCGGGCGGGTCATGAGCCATGAGATGGATTTCTATCTGCGGCAAAAGGTGTACTGCGAAGGTGAGCTCGCCTACTTCAACGACAGCTCGCTCGTGCCATACAAGTACAAGGACATCAGCATCAAGGAATTTTTGGCTAATGTCGTCAGCAACCACAACAGCCAGACAGACCGATACAAGCGCTTTACCCTCGGCACCGTAAACGTGTTTGAGAATGGCCCGCAGGAGAGCTTTCAGACGGTCTACATGCGCGGGTGCGTAGCAAAATACCATAGAGACAGCGACGACGAAGTCGACTATTGGCTAGAGGACGCTGACGGAAGATGGCTATGCGATACATCAAGTGACTATGATCTCCCAGCTGGGTACATTAACGGAGGCAGTGTGATACGCATTGTCTCCAATGATGGCCGTGACCCTAGCAGCCCTTCCTATGTCACGACGTATACAGTGGAGCGAAACGTGGCCTACAAAAATGGCAATTTCTATTCACTGAGTACTGTGCAGAAAGATTCGAAATACATCTACACCGTCGACACCACCCCGCTGGCGGGCTGGAGGCTGACCGATGATGGAGCGATTCAGCTCTACAACCCCAGTACGGGAAGATGGTTGGTCTGCACGGGTTACTATCTGCACGACTTCGACGCCTCGACCAACGAGGCCCTCGATTTTGGTGATGGCAAGAACTTCGGCACCACGTGGGACATCCTGCAATCCGAGCTGACGGACGTGTACGGCGGTTATTTTGCCGTGCGCTACTCTGACGACGGAAAGACCCGGTATCTGGACTATCTGGCCGATGACGGCATCACAGAGACGAACCCGCAGCCTGTGGAGTTTGGCGTCAATATGCTCGATCTGACCAACTACGTCAAGGCCGAGGACATCGTCACTAGGGTCATCGCGGTGGGCTACAAGTCGAAGGGCTGGTGGATCTTCAAGAGCACAAAGACCATCAGCCAAACGGCTTACGACTTCGAAGCTCAAAAAGTCTACGGCATCATCACCAAAGTCATCGTCCTTGACGGCAAGGCGTCCACAAATCAAAAGCTGCTGGACGCCGCGAACGAAGAGCTTCGAAGGTGTCAGCATCGCTATCTTGAGGGCATCGAGGTGAGCGCCGTTGACCTGCACGACGCCGGTATCGACGTAGAGCGTCTGGGCTGGATGAAAAAGACCCGCGTCATCTCGAAGCCTCACGGCCTTGACACGCTGCTCCTGCTTTCTAAGGTGGTCGAACCTCTGGACGCGCCCGACAAGAAAAAGTTTACGTTTGGGACGAGTTTTTACTCTATCTCAGACCTGCAGGCCCTCAGCAGCCACAAAGCGTCTATGGCGTACAGTATCGCTTTAAGCTCTATGGGATACCTCAACGGCAATCCGATACCCACTACAAGCAAAACGTCAGCACAGTAAAGGAGCGAAAAAATGACAAAAACTTTTAAGCAGGTCATCGATGGGATACGCACAGCAGTCTTGGGCAAAGAAGTGCGTGAAGACATTGCCCAGATGGGCGAGTATGTCGAGCAGTTTGCAATCAGCTCGGCATCCAGCGCCAGCGCAGCGGCAAAATCTGCATCCGCTGCGAAGACATCGGAAACCAATGCGTCCAGCTCCGCCACTGCTGCCAAGAGCAGCAAGACTGCGGCAGCATCCAGTGCCACTGCTGCAAAAAATGCGCTGGACGAAATCGGACCCCAAAAAGACGCAGCTATTGCTGCCGTCGGCACTGCCAAGTTGGAGGCGCTGGACAACATCAGCTCAAAAGTCGAACAAGTCCGCAGCGACACCGCCAAAGCCGAGCAAGCCGCATCCGATGCCCAGTCTGCCGCTGACAAGGCTCAGGCTATCGCAACAGCTAATAATATTGATGACGTTATGATGCTGATGTTGGTAACGGGCCGCGTGTCTTTTGGCCTGTACACCTCAAGCGGCGATGTGCTGTGTACGTCAGACGGTGACGAGCTTATTGCCACCGGACAAATCTGTAAATGTTAAGGAGGACACAACATGGCAAATGTACCTATTACAAGCCTTCCGCAGGCAAGCACGGTAGCAAAAACTGATCAGCTTATCTTGCAGGGCGGCAGCACCCAGAGGGCGACGCTGGCAAAGATTCTGGCAGATTTGGGAGTTATTAATTCTGATACTGCACAGGATGATATTTTGCGATTGACTGCACCAGATGGCGCAGCTGCACATAACTGCGTCTACCGTGGCAAGGCACTGGGCACCAGCGTCACGAGCGAGCAGTGGGCCGCTATTCAAAATGGCACCTTCGATGAGCTGTTTCTTGGCGACTACTGGACTATCAACGGCGTGGACTACATCATCGTCGCTTTTGACTACTGGTTGAGCACCGGCGACACGCCTTGTACCAAGCACCATGTCGTGGTCATCCCGCGGAACAATCTGTACACCTACAAGTTCAATTCGACCAACACGACCAAGGGCGGCTATGTTGGCTCTGACCTGTACAAAAACGGTCTGACGCAGGCAAAGACCACCATCAACAGCGCGTTTGGCTCCGCGCACATCCTGAACCATCGGCAGTATCTGGTGAACGCCGTCACTAGCGGCGCACCGACTGGCACGGACTGGTATGATTCGACCGTTGAGCTTATGAACGAAAACATGGTCTATGGCGGGCGGCAATTCTCGCCCATGCCGAACGGTGCGACTGATCCGTGGAACACCTGCCGCAACTACACAATCGACAAATCGCAGCTGCCTTTGTTCCGCCTTGCCCCGTGGCTGATTTGTAACAGACAGTGGTATTGGCTGCGAGACGTCGTCTCGGCAGCCGCTTTCGCGTTTGTCCACAGCGACGGCCGTGCGAACTGCGACTCCGCCAGCGGCGCCCCTGGCGTTCGTCCCGTCGTCGGGCTGATCGGCTGATCGAACATCCTGCGGGCTTGTACCGCAGGATTGAGAGAAAGGAGTCTTTATAGTCATGAAAACTTATACAGTCACCCTCGCAAGTGGGAAATTGATTGAGGGCTTGACCCTGAACCCCGGAGCCAACACGTTCCACAGTGCAACCGAGATTACCACAGAAATGTTTAATGGCAAGCTGTCGGAAGTCCATATCACCGCCAGCGATGGCGACATGAGCCAGTGCGCCTACCCTGATACCCTGCACAATGCAGAGTTGGTGCAAATCATGCAGCCTACTGACACACCGGACGGGACGTGGCAGTTTATCTTGAGGGAAATCCCAGAGGACGAAGCCGCTAAAGCAAAAGCGGAAAAACGGCTCACCTCTCTGGAATCGGCAAACGACGACCTCGTGCTCATGATGGCCGATTTGATTGGAGGCTAAAATTATGAAGACGCTAAACAACCTGAAGCTCCGCATCATGGTGCGGGCGTTCCGCATCCGGCTGAACAACGGCGAAGCCTTTGAGGACATCACGGCAGATTACCCTGCCCTGACCGCTGACGACATGGAAGCCATCAAAGAAGCCCTTGGGCAGTAAGGCGGCGCGGGATGAAGACATTTTTCGAGTTCATTTCCAAACTGCTGGCGGCCCTCTCCAATGCCGCCAAAGACAAGGCAGAGGAGCCGGACGCCCCCGCTCCTGAAAAAGTGTCCACTGCGGACACCGTGACCGGCTGGGAGGGCGCACCACCCTACCGCTACATCGACGTGAGCCGGTATCAGGGCAAAATCACCCTTGACGGCTGGCGCAAGGTCAAAGCGGCAGGCTACAAAGGCGTCATGCTCAAGACGGTATCCACCAACCGCAAGCTCTCCAAGCGGGCAGACGGCCTGTACATCGACCCGACCTTTGAGACCAACTACCGCAACGCCCGGGCTGCTGGGCTGGACGTGGGCGTCTACTACTACACCTACGCCACCAGCGAAGCGATGGCGGATGCAGAGCTGGCCCTGCTGCGGCAGGCGCTGCGGGGCAAGGAGCTGACCCTGCCGGTGGCGGTGGACGTGGAGGAAAACAGCATTAAGCAGCTGTCCACCCTCGACCTCACAAACCTCACCGCCTATGCGCTGGAGCAGGTGGAAAAGATGGGCTTTTACGCCCAGCTGTACACCTACACCCACTACTCCAACATGGAGCTGGATATGGGCCGCTTGGCAAACCGTTGGGACGTCTGGCTTTCCGATACAACCGGGCACACTCCCGCCGTCGGCTACCACTACAACGCCCACCAGCACACCAGCAAGGGCAGCGTGCCTGGCATCACGGGCAACGTAGACCTCAACGTCACCACCCTCAACTATCCGAAAATCATCCGCAAGAAGGGCCTGACCCGTCTTCGGGAGGGCAAATGACCGAAAAAGAAGCTTTGCTGTGGGTACTGGGCATCCTGGGCAGCCTGTGCGCTGCAGCCATCACCATCGACAAGGTGCTGGAAATCATCCACAAGTACATCAAAAAGGCGCAGGAGCCGGACAACGTGCAGAACAAGCGGCTGGATGAGATGGACAAGCGCATCGGTACCTTGGAGCAAGGCCAGCTTCAGCACACGCAGGCCCTTGCCCGTGACCAGCGCCGCTTTGAAGAAATCGACGAGGTGAGCCGTCTGACCCTCGACGGGGTGCGCAATCTGCTGGACGCGCAGCTGTCCGGCAACAATCGCGAGGGGATGCAGAAGAGCCGCGCCGACATCGACAACTATCTGTTAAAAGGAGTAACCAATCATGGAAGCACTGGCAACTAAGCTTTTTGACCTTATCCCTGCCCCGGTGGCGGCAGTGCTGATGCTGGGCGGATTCATCTTCTACGCCCTCAGCTGCATCCGGCTGGGCTACGGCGCAGCGGTAAAGCCTCTGGTGCTTGACCTCATCGAGCGGGCAGAGCAGGAGATTCAGGGGACTAAACGCGGCGCAGAGCGCAAGGCGTGGGTCGTCAAGATGCTCCGGGCCGCTCTGAGCGCCAGCAAATACGGCAGGCTCATCAGCTGGGCCATCACCGATGAGACCATCGGCACCGTGATTCAGTTTTTCTTTGACCGAGTCAAAGAAACGCTTAGTAAAGAGTAAAGGAGTATATCATGGCAAGCACTACATACCACCATCTCGGTGACGTCACCGGGATGTTCGCCGCACAAGAGCAATTTCGGCACGTCACGAAAATGGTCTGCGCACGTCTTCGTGGCCTCACGAAAACATACCATTTTGCCGTGCTTGGCAATATGGTGCGCAACGCAGGACAGCTGCCGCAGCCCTTCTGGCTCGGTGCTGCCTGTGGCGGCGGCTCGTGTAGTGCTGCCCGCTGCGCTGCAAGGACTTGACCGACAGCAGATGACCGCCACCATCAAAAACGCGCCGCTTGGGAGGGTAGACCGTAAGATAGCCTTACTGCGGTACGTTGAGCGGCTCCCGCTGCCGGACATTGCAGCGCAGACACATTACAGCCGGACGGCGATAGGCTACCGGCTAAAAAGCATTGACAAAATGCTGGATATGTGATATACTATTTGTACCGTCCGAAGTAGAGCACACACACTTCGGAGAAATGTGTACAGAGAGCCAGCGGAGGAATGTTTGCCCGCTGGCTTTTCTTTTTGCACGGATTGTGGTATAATAATCTCAACAAATCCACCCGGCCTCTCGAAGAAGCGCATTAGGGTGGATATTTGTACAACTGGCCAGTCTCCCGCGCATCCAGCGTGAGACGTAAAAAGCCCCGGTGCTCTGTTTGGAGCATCGGGGCTTTTTTGATTTTAAGGCTTCTGGAGATTGCCTATCATGCGTTATAGCCGGGGTGGCTGTCGCCGTACAGCTCGGTGACGGCCAGCACCTTGACGGGGACGATTTTGCGGGAGCCGTCCGGCTGAGGCACGGACATTGTCAACCCTGCTGCAATGGTGCGGTCAATGGCGCTGCTGTAATCGTGCTCCGGGATTGTTGCGATACTGCCAGGCGCTGCCGGTTTGCTTATGGTGTCGCCTTGCTGAGGATTGCAAGAGACGTACACCATGCAGCCGTTGCCGTCCTTGCTCTTGTAGTCGGCATAGTATCCGATGCAATGACTACAGTTAGGGGCAGGCGCGTAATAGCCGTAGTGGACGCCCTCCGGCAGCTCGATGGTTACGGCCTTACGATAAGAGACGCCGACCGGCTCATATACTCCGGTGTAACCGTTTTTGGTGATGATGTCCACGCCTCCAATGTTGGAGCTGACGTTATTGCTGACGGAGCTGACAACGCCAAAGCAGACTTGTTTGTTGCCCTTATGGGCGATAACGGCATTGATGACGATCTCCGGGATATAAGTGTTATTATCCATAATTAACCTCCTGCCGCTGTGCGGCTCTTGTATTGATTAAATTTAACTCACTCGTGGCAGTCTTTTTTTATCAGAGCCGCGATATAAGCGTTTACGCTCAGCCCCTTTTCGGCGGCCCTATCTTGTATGACTTTTTTCTGGCCTTTGGGGATGCGCAGAGTCAGGCGGTCATAAGTAGCCTCATTGTAAGCGCTGATGTATGCGATTTGGTCAAATTTCTCCATTTGCTTCTCCTTTCTTTTTGTTTTGACGGCATTTTCGGATCCTGAGAGCGTTGACGGTGGGGTATTCGGCGTTCTGCATCCCCCTTTCGTAAGGGAGATACGACAACACCGCGTTTCGAGTAAGGCCGGTAACGGCCTGGATTTCGTCCAAAGATTTTCCGCTCTCGACGAGAGAGCTGATTTTCTTAGATGTTTCGCTCGACCACACGCCTGCCGTAATAAGGATTTTTCGGACTTTTTGCTCGCTGATATGGAGACGCTTGCTGATTTCTTTAAGGCTCAGTTCTTGCTCGCTGAGCCGCACGACTGAGGAAAAAAGCACATCCATGATTTAATCCTCCAAATCAGATGAACCCGTTCAGCATTTTCATCATGTCCGCTGCTGCGGAGCTATAAACCTCGTAACCCTTTGCCTGCGGGTGCTTTTTGAGAGTGTTGATTTGCTTGCTCTTCCTTGCCACCAAGCCACGGACGAGCTTGATTTTTTCGTTGTGGCTTGTCCACGGAGTAAAAGACTTATTAGATTTTACGGTTTTAAGGGATTCTCTGTAATCGGCAATAATTTCGTAGCTTTTCATGGTTTGTTACCTCCTGATGTTTAAGTGGTTCTCTTGACACCCTTATTGTATCACATATGACGTCATATGTCAATGCTTTTCGAAGAGAAAAATTATATTTGTCCTTCGTTGTGCGTTCGTTGCCTCTTGACTCTCCTTAAAAAGGTAAACTGAGCGCAAAGGGAGGAAAGCACCATGTGGCACAAGTTTAACCCCAACCCCCACGGGAGCGGCGTCGGAGACTGTGCTGTTCGGGCGGTAGCAGCGGCCACCGGCCAGAGCTGGGAGCAAGCTTATATCAGCCTTGCGCTCACTGGTTACGCCCTCGGCGATATGCCCAGCGCCAACCGCACATGGGGCGCATACCTCCAAAAGCAGGGTTACAAGCGCCGCATGGTGGAAGCGGACTGCTCCACCTGTTACACCGTGGCAGATTTTGCCCGGGAGTACCCGCGCGGCGTGTATGTACTGGGCTGCTCCGGCCACGTTCTGGCCGTGATCGACGGCGCGTGGTGGGACAGCTGGGACAGTGGCGCAGAATGCCCGATTTACTACTGGTATAAGGAGGAGTAAACGATGCCTTACAATCCGTATGCGTATCAGATGCCGACATACTACGGCCAGCCAATGCCGGACAACCTCGCTCAACTCAGGCAGGGGGCAGGCTATCAGTCTCCCATGATGCAGCAGCCGACAGCCCAGACAGCACAGGCTACGCCCTCCATCATCTGGGTGCAGGGAGAAGAGGGCGCAAAAGCCTATATGGTCGCCGCAGGCAACAGCGTACTGCTGATGGACAGTGAAAACAGCGCTTTTTACATCAAGAGCACCGACGCCAGCGGGATGCCACTGCCTCTCCGCGTCTTTGACTACAAGGAACGCACCACGGCGACAAAAATGCCCCCTCAGACGGCGCAGCAGCCCGGTGGGGAGTTTGTCACCCGAGCAGAGTTTGACGCTCTGGCAGCCCGCTGTGCGGCGCTGGAAAAGCAAGAGCCTACAAAGCCTGAAACGGAGGTCAAGTAATTATGGCAAACCCTCTTTTTAATATTTTGAGCGGCGGTATGCCTGCTATGTCCGGCCCTATGGGCCAGTTCGGACGGATGATGCAGCAGTTCCAGCAGTTCAAGGCCAACTTTCAGGGCGACCCCAAAGCAGAGGTGCAGAAGCTCTTGCAATCAGGCAAGATGTCGCAGGAGCAGCTGAACCAGCTTCAGGCGATGGCGCAGCAGTTCCAGCAGTTTTTGCCTCACTAAGTCGTAACCGTGGCCACGGTTCAAGCATAAAAATTATTCAAAACACACGAAAGGAGTACAAAAATGTCTCTTTCTTCCGATTCTGCGGTTCTGACCATGCCTGTTCAGCCCGCAAACACCAACGGCGGCAACGGCTTTGGCTTTGGCAATGATGGCGCATGGTGGATCATCATCTTGTTCCTGTTCGCCTTCTGCGGAGGCTGGGGCGGCAACTGGGGCGGCAATGGCAACACTGGTGCCGGTGTCGTGGACGGCTACGTCCTGACCTCCGATTTTGCCAACGTCGAGCGCAAGATGGATGGTATCAACAACGGCATGTGTGATGGCTTCTACCAGCAGGCGCAGCTTGTCAACGGCGTGCAGCAGACCGTAAACAACGGCTTTATGTCTGCCGAGGTCAGCCGCGCAAACCAGCAGGCGACGTTCATGCAGCAGCTGTTTGCCATGCAGATGCAGCAGCAGGAGTGCTGCTGCGAGAACCGCTCTGCCATTCAGGGCGTCAACTACAATTTGGCCACCCAGTCCTGCGAAACCCGGAACACGGTGCAGAACACCACCCGGGACATCATCGACAACCAGAACCAGAACGCCCGCGCCATTCTTGACGCCCTGACCGCACAGCGCATCGAGGCAAAGGACGCAAAGATCGCTGAGCAGGGTCAGCAGCTGTTTGCAGCACAGCTTGCGGCATCTCAGGCAGCCCAGAACGAAACGCTCAAGGCCTACATGAGCGGTCAGCTGGCCTACTACAATCCGCGTCCCGTACCCGCATTCCCGGTTCCTGCACCTTACCAGTACGGTAACTGCGGCACCGGTTGCGGCTGCGGCAGCTGCGCATAACTGAATCACGACAGCTTTTTGAGTGGTTGTTTCCAAAATGGAAATGCCCACATCAAAATGTTCAGCCCCTGAGCTGATTTTGCAAACCAAAACGCCGGGGCAGTAGCCCCGGCGTTTTTCTATGAAAGGAGCCGATAAAATGGCCGAATTTAGCAACTCCAACACCGTCATCGTGGCGGCGGGTGAAAACCTTCCCCTGACCGAAACCGCCGTGAAAGCCCCCGCCTGCATCATGCACCGTGAGGGCAGCGGCCTCGTGACCCTGCGCGGTCTGACAAATCAATGCAAAGCGCGCTTCAAGGTAAGCTTTGGCGGCAATATCGCCATTCCCACCGGCGGCACTGTGGGACCCGTTTCCGTGGCGCTGGCTGTCGGCGGTGAGTCGCTGACCAGTGCGACAGCCATTGTCACCCCGGCGGCAGTCGAAAATTACTTCAATGTTTTCGTGGCCGCTTTCATCGAGGTGCCGCGCGGCTGTTGCGTCACCGTGGCGCTCAAAAACACCAGTACCCAGGCTGTCAGCATCGCCAACAGTAATCTGATCGTTGAGCGGGTAGCATAAGAAAGGAGATAAAGTCATGCTGGATAAACTGAATCACCTGAAGGATGAGATGTGCGACGAGCTCATGGAGCTGACCGACAAAAAGAACCGATCCCCGGGCGATGTTGAGATGATCGGCGAGATCGTGGACATCATTCTGGACATCCACCGCATTGAGGATTACTGCGAGGGCGGCGAGTACAGCCGTGCGGGCGAGTGGGAAGCTGACATGCGCGGAATCTTCAACCGCGATGCCGGAAACGGTTACAACCGGGGCAACAGCTACGCCAACCGTGGCCGTCACTATGTTCGTGGGCATTACTCCCGCACGGATGGCCGTGAGCGCATGATCTCTGACATCGAGGACATGATGCAGGACGCCACCGGCGCAGAGCGAGACGCTTACAAACGCGCGGCGGACATTCTGCGCAATGCATAAGTGAGGAGGGTGGCAGGTATGGACATCGACGAGATCAATGACCACATCCACAAGCTGAAATGCGGATCCACTGACTGGCAGAGCGTGGAAAAGCTTGCCGCCCTCTGCACCGTGAGAAATGAGCTGGAAGAAAAGCAGGCACCGGTAGAAATGCAGACTCAAGCGCCGCCTCCCACGTCGTACCCGGCGGCATACTCCACAAAAGCAAATCCGCAAAGCGAGTTCGTGGAAGCTGCCAGCGCCGCGCCCTTTGGCGGCTTGATGGAAGTGCTTGATGAGCACATGAGCGCCATAAAGCTTGCATACCCGAAAGAGTATGAGCTGGTCATGCGGAAGATAACCGCATTGTAAAACGATACAAAATGTGTTATTTTTACATGCAATCAAAACTTGAAAAGCTGAATTTTTAAGTTTGATAAGCTAACATGTGACTAACAAATTTGACTTTGTTCTCGATAAAACGTAAAATAAAACTGATTTGTAATCAGTGGGTTGCAGGTTCAACTCCTGTCACCAGCTCCAAAAATAAACGCACGAACGATAAAAATGAATCGTCCGTGCGTTTTTCTTTTTGCTTAAAATGCCTTAAAATCTCCTGAATGAACGTGACAATCTAACAAACAATCTAACAAATCAATACTTCATCTTTTGCATTTCCCGCAACAGATAATCCGGGTCGTTGTGGGAGACGTACTTGTTGGCTGTGGTGGAAAAATTTTTGTGGCCCAAGATGGCCTGCACGGCGGTCTTTTCCAGGCCGCACTCCACCATCTTGCTGCTGGCCGTGTGGCGCAGCGTATGCGGATGCACCCCCTCTATGTGGCACTCCTGCATCAAGGCCCGAAACTTTGTAGCCACGTTACGCTTGTCCAGCTTTGTACCGGCTTTGGACGGTATCAGCCATTCACACCCGCTGTCAAGCATCCAGAAGGCAATGATTTTGTAAATGGGATCCAAAATAGGGATAATACGGTTTTTGCCAGCCTCGGTCTTCTCGCCGCCCTGCATATACCGCTCTTTTAGATGCACATCGTCGCAGCGCATGGAGAGCAGCTCATCGATACGCATACCGGTGTAGAGCAGCACCATTGCGATTTGCGCTGTCTGCCCAAGCTTCGGGTCGTCTTGTCGGCTGCTTATCTGCTCTATCTCTTGAGCGGTCAAGGTGCGCTCTGCCTTGCCTGTAGCCGCTGGGAGCTGCAAGAGCATGGCATAGTTTTTGTTTATGATGTCCTGGGCCATTGCCCACTCGCAGATCTGGCTAAAAAGTGTGCGCTGCTTTTCACAGGAGCTGCGGGAGAGTCCCTTTTCCACCATCTGGTCAATCACCTGTTGATAGTCTGCGGCTTTTAAGTCCCGGAGCTGTCGGTCATACAGCGGCGCAGCCTTTGCATAGGCCAGCTCATAACCCTTTTTCATATCAGTGCTGAGCTTGTCAAACTTGGGCTGCGCTTTCCATTGGGCATAGGCATCCGCAAAAGTGCATTTCAGACGCGCTGCGGGGGTGTTCTGGGCGTTGTAAGCGTCCAGCGCTTGTACTGCTTCACCCGGCGTCGCAAACGTCCCAAGAACGTCTCGCTTGGCTGTCAGGGCCACATACGGCTTTGACCTCGTCCCGCTCAACTTATATACACTGCCGCTGCCCTTTGGGCGGCGGCGCTTTTTTCTTTGCTGCGGGGCTGCTTCGGGCTGCTTCTTGCCGCAGTAGGGACAAAAAGATGCATCGTCCGGTATTTCTCGACGGCAGCAGGCGCGAATGCACTTCAAAGCTCTTCACCTCGCTTTGCGGTATAGTCGGCCTCGCCGCTCTTCGCGGCCTCTTTTCCCGCCTGGTATGCCGACTGCAACAGACTCACCGGAGGCTGGACTTCCCACGGAATCGGGTCTGTCTCTGTAACCACGGCGAACTCGTAGTTGTCCAGTATTTGGCCGCAGACGGATACCTTGTTTTGCAAGGGAGTGTGCAGGTTTGCGCACACCTCAGCAAACACCGCCGGTGGATAGCTGCCATGTCGGCCCAAAAGGATAAACAGCACCATCTCTTTTACAATTCGCGGCGCTGTGCGAAAGTATCCCGTAAGCATCTCATCCAGCTCTTCGTCTGATTTGCGCTGTATGGGCTCTTTGTAAAGCTCTGGGTGCAGCATTTCTTGCATGGCGGGGAGCGGAGAAGTCCCGCAAGCCTCGAACCAGTCCATTATCTTGTCAGCTGGTGGGCTGGACGCCCCGCACTCCCAGCTCTGGACCGTAGCCTTTCCCTTGTTGATACGGCGGGCCATCTCGACTTGGCTCAAGCCTGCCGCGACTCTGGCCCGCGCCAATGCGACACCAAGCTTTTCCGCAGTAAAGTAGCTCATCAATTATAACCTCACAAATTTCCATGCCATAAAAACAAAAAGTGACATGGGGAAAACCCATGCCACTCGACAGAGCAGAAGTCCTTCAAGTTTTCCCATAAAATGGTAAAATTTAAAACAAGTTGGACAAATTGAACAAAAACAGAGGTGAAACAAAATGGATTTCGAGCAAAGAAACGGTAAAGAAAACAAAATGACCATCATTGACGGGATGCCCGCCACCATTTTGACCGGCACGACCCGAACACCTGAACCTTGGGAGGACTAAAGATGGACAAGATGCAGCTGTTTTGTCACCACATCCGCGCCGCGCTGGCCTGCTATGAGGATATGCCGCCCGAGGGGCAGGCCCGGGCTCGACTTTTCGTGATCCGCAAGGCCGGGGCCGTCCGGCAGCTCAAGGCCGCAGCAGACGCGCCCGGCGGGGAGCTTGCCGGGGAGCTGTTGCAAAAAATGCAACAACCGACTGACCACGAATAATATCGCGCATATTTTGCACGTTGTTCGCGCAAAACGCGCATATTTAGCAAAAAGTCAGCGTAAATTTCAGCGATTCAGCGCAAATGCTAAATTTTTCGCGCATTTTTGCGTGATTAAACGCGCTTGACGATTTACAATCAACAGTTGTATAATGCGGTTGTAAACTCATTCACGCATTTGCACGGTACATAACCTCAAGCCCCTGATCTGGATGATAGGTCCAAGAGACTGTCACGTCGTCAAAAGACTCTTTCTGTCTGCCATCCAAAGCGCGAGTTTGGCACATCTCTTGATAAAGCCAGTCCGGAAGACCAAGCGCGGTATTTGTTAATTGTATATGCTCTAACCCGAGGTCGTTGAAGAAAATAGAGCCGCCGTTGGTATTGAGCGGGTTCGAGTCAAGCGTCAAATAAGAGCCATCATCCGAAGCCGATGCGGTCACATCGTCGTAAAGCTCGCCAAAAAGCTTAAAATTCGGCGCCGTGCCAGCATGATAAAGCAACGGAGCAACATAATTATCTAAACGGTATAGATTGTTTCCTTTTTCGCCGCTCTGAACTTCCCAATATGCTTCGATAACGGGAGAGCCATCATCGGCCATTCGACGATACATTCCCTTAAGAGCAAGGTCTTTATCTTCGAAAGCTGCTCTAAAGTAATCATACAAATCTTCTTTGACAGCCGCATATTTGCGCTCGCCATTATTTACAACAGAAAAGCATTTGTAGTTTACTTTACCATTGTCAGAAGTATAAGTAAAGAAATAGCCAAAGTCAGTGTGTCCAGAAAATTCAACGGCCTGCCCATTTTTGTACTTTACATCATCCGCAAAAGCAGTCATGGCAAAAGGGATGGACAAAGCCGCAGTCAAACCAAGCGCAAGAAATGTTCTTCTTTTCATGATTTATACCTCACTTTTCATTTCTTCTCTAGCTTTTTCAAGCTTTTCAAACTCGCTTTGAATGACCGATTTCAGATCATCGTTAAGATTTCCCGCGAGCAAATCAACAGAATCTTTCCAACGCTGGTTAGAGTTCAGACGGCCACGGTCTGTTTTTAATGAGCAGATTTTATCCATCTGGGCGCTGGATGAATTCTCTAAAACGATTTCAAAAAGCTCCCTTGCGTGAATTTCCACATTCCACAAGAGCAGTGAAGGGCTGTAGCTGAATTTGACACCATTTATTTCAGCTGCCGCAAGCTGCTTTAAATCTCGCTTGATGAAATCTATCTTGTCAAAAAATATGGATATGTCTTTTGCACGCTCAAGAATCAAAAAATTATCCAGCACTCTCCGCATAAGAGTTTGCAGATAACCAACAGGAAGCAAATCCACTCTTGAGATGTCGATATTAAGGGCATCCGCCACGCGGTCAAGACTGTTTCTAAAACCGACTTCATCCCATTTCAAATACGGCTTGTTTGGAAAGTTTGGATAGCGTTCTTCTATTCGTTTGCGAATAGCCGCTTTTTCTTCTTCGGTTAAATCCTCACTGCTGTAAACAGGGCCGTATTTACGTGAAAAAGATAAGTCTACATCGGAGCTTTGTTCTTTGTCAGCGGCCGGATCGCCAACCGGCACGCTGGTGGATGTTTTCTCAGCAGGCTTCTTTTTGAAAATCAAATCCCAAAAGCCCATACCGCAACACCTCACACATATTAAATTTTACATTACATAGGAGGCATCAGAATGAACACCACAGACCGACAAGGCTACATTGACGCAATTATCAAACTGCTGGAAAAGGCAGACCTGCGCAAGCTGCGCCTGGTCTGGGTGTACGCCAGCCATCTGATAAAATAAATCAAGGTAGCAAAAGAAGGGGAACCATTACGGGTTTCCCTCTTTTTTTTGCAGCTTTCTCGCCATCCGCTCAAGAAATTTCCAGTCTTCGGGTTCCAGCTCGGCCAGAACTTCCACAAACTGCCGTTTGAAGCTGTCTTCTTCGTTCGCCGTAATGTCAGCGAGGAAAGCAGCCAGCTTCTCCGACTGGGTGATCTGGTTGAACATCTCTCCTTCACCGGTACGCAGCCACGTCTCGTTGACGTTGAACTCGCGGCAGATGTCGGAGATCGTTCGGTCGCTGGGAGCCTTCCGGCCTGAACAAAGCTCAGAAACGAAGGGCTGAGAAACACCAAGACGGTTGGCAAAGTCAACCTTCTTGATATTAAGCGCTGCAATGATTTGCTCGATTCGAGTGTTCATTGGCGACGCCTCCTTGCACCTTTATTATACAGCAAGCACAAAGCCGTGTCAATAGAAAAAATTAGCTGAGCGAAGAAAAAAGTGTTGACACGATAGCTTAGCTATGCTATAATATAGCCAAGCTAAGAAGCACAAGCAAACAGGAGGACAAAAACATGGAGCGCATGAGCATCGACCAAATCAAATCCGCAGCAGACCCGGTGGCTACTTGCAAGGAGCAGATTCGCCGCTGGAAGATTTCCTACTCCCGCTACTGCGGGAGCCGCAAGGGCGGGATGTACTACGAGAGACACATTAAAGAGTTGTACGAGCTGCTGAAAGAGCTGGAGGGCTGAGAGATGGAAGAAGTAAAGAGTCGCCGTCACACTCTGACGGACGAAGAGGTAGAACAGCAAATTGCGCTGCTCCGGGATGACCCAGACGTGCGCCTGGCCCAGAAGGCCACCCGCGTTGCGTATCGCCGACGCCGGTATCTGTACAACTTGCAGGCGGACAAGCGGCGCGGCACACAGCTGCGCGAGGCCGGTATCACCTACAAGATGCTGGACGAGCAGGAAAAGCTCATGGATAAATGACCCGCCTGATGATGGCCCTGTGGCAGGGGCCGAAACCACCCGGCAGCCAGCCGGGCAAGGTCGTGGGTGCCAACCACAGAAGGAGTTGATTTTATGGCAAAGGCAAAGAAGAACCGCACCGATCTGGCTGCAGAGCGGTACAGCATCCCGGCAGATGGAGCACACGCAGCGGATACGCTTATCAACGTGCTGTTCGACGGCTTAGAGCCGCAGGACAAGCTGTCCCTGCTCTGGATGGGTATGGGCATGGCTGCGGTGCGCAAGAACGACCGCCAGACCGAGAACAACGGCGTGGCGTAAGGATACAAACTTATTTTGGAGGTTACAAAGATGAAAAAACTGCATGTGAAAGCTACGTTTATTGAGCCGGTGCTGGGTACATGGCCCGCAAACCCCAATGTGGCCCGCGAGTTTATCGCCAGCAAGTCGCCGGATGCTGCAACCATCGAGGATGAAGTCGCGGCTCTTGGCCCGGATGCGGTAGCTGACAAGGGCATGACCGTTTTCCCGCGTGACCCGGACGGCAATCCGATTTTTTACGATTACCAAATCAAAGGCATGTTTAAGGATGCTTGCGGTATGCTTTCCCGCATCGGCGGCAAGACCGAGACGGGCAAGAAGAAGGCCGTGAACGAAAGCGGCAAGCTGACTGCTTACAAGAAGGTCATTGACGGCCTGATCTTCATTCAGCCCCGCATGATTCCGATTCTGACAAACGGTGAGATTACCGAGTGCCAGCGTCCTCTCCGAGCCCAGACTGCACAGGGCGAGCGCGTGAGCCTGGTCAACAGTGAGGAAGTCCCGGCGGGCAGCACCTGCGAGTTTGACGTAATCCTCCTTGACGACAGCCACGAAAAGGTTGTGCGTGAGTGGCTGGATTATGGCATCCTGCGCGGCATCGGCCAGTGGCGCAACAGCGGAAAGGGCCGCTTTACCTACACCGCTTATGAGATGAAGGCCTGAGAGCAAGGGCATGGCATTGACGGCCCTGATTCGCGAAGGCATTGCAGCGCAACGAGCCGCTTGGCAAAGGCTATGAGGTGAACAGCATCGCAGTGGCAAGGCAAAGCACGGTGAAGCAATGCAAGGCGCGGCAAAGGCTATGAGGTGAACTGCTGTGCAGTGGCAATGCACAGAGCATCGCAGCGGCACTGAGAAGCACAGACAGGCAAGGCAAAGGCGAAGCACTGCGGGGCTGCGCGAAGGCATTGAGTTGAGACGAGAAGCAAAGGCGAAGCGTTGACTAGCTCGGCAATGGAATGGCGAAGCAAAGAAATGCGAAGGAATAGCGAGGCCAGGAGCTGCAACGGCACAGCAAAGAGAAGACATCTTATTAAAAGGAGTGAAAACATGACAAATGAAAATTTGACCCCGGTTTTGATTTCGGGCGTGTCCTGCTATGAGCGGGACGGCACTGCCTACCTCAAACTCGAAGATGTTGCCCGGGGTCTGGGTTTCACGACCGTTGCCGCAAGTGGCAACGAGGTTATTCGGTGGAGCACAGTGCATAAGTACCTGACCGAGTTTGGCGTTGCAACTTCTTGCAACGGTTCCGACTACCGAAGCAAATGCCCTGACTACATCCCGGAGAACATCTTCTACCGTCTGTGCATGAAGGCAAACAACAAGGTGGCTGACAAGTTTCAGATCTTGGTGTCGGATGTGATTCTTCCTCAGATTCGCAAGACGGGCAGCTACTCCATTGCACCCAAGATGGACAGCTTGCAGGCGCTTGACCTGATCGTGAACAGTCTGCACGCCCAGCGGGACGCAATGAACCGTTTGCAGGTCAATGTGGATGCTCAGAGCGCCGCCATTGAGAAGCTGGAAGAGCAAAACGAGCTGAACCGACAGGCTTTTACCATGAACCCTGGCAACTGGCGGGAGAATGCAACGGCTGTTGTGGGCAGTATCGTCCTCAAAAAGACCGGAGGCGAGATGAAAGGCTCCGGTCTCATCTATGAGGAAGTCTGGAACGAAATCTACGACATGATGAAGTCTGATTTCCACAAGGACATGAAGAAGCGCAAGATGAACCTGAAAAAGGAATTTCCGAAGCGAAAGTTCTCTAACCTTGAAGTAATCGACCGCGCAGGCGACCGAAACCAGTTTATCAGCATTTTGCAGTCCGTATTGTGCAAGATGTGCATCCGCTATGGTGTCCGGCTGGACATGGACAGGGCAAAGATTGTGGCTAGCAAGCCCGATGATGCACAGACCAGCTTGTTTGAAAGGGGCGCGTAACATGACGCGGAACTGCATGAACGGTAAAGGAGGAGCAAGCATGAAAAAAGTTATTGTAGGCGTAGTGTCCGTATTGGCAAGCGCTTTGCTGATGGCCGGATGCAATAAGCAGGTGATAGACCTGACGTATAGCTACTCATGGGCGCAGCTGAAAATGCCTGATGGAACGATTGTCGAGGGGAGATTAGACAGTTGGGACGATTACGAGGGCGACCAGCTGCAAGTGAAGATTGACGGCGTGACCTATCTGGTTCATTCGTCCAACATTGTTATGCGTCATTGATGCAAGGAGGATCTTTATGAAATTTACGATGCGAGATAAGGTTTGCCAGCTGATTGGCAAGTATCAGTATCTCGAAGACTATTACAAAACGAAAGCGGCCATCTACACAAGCTTTATCATCCGGCCTGCAGAGCCTGCGCAGGCGGATATGTGCGGCCAGTTCTTGGCCGATTTGAATAAGCTGCTGGAAGAGGACGAAGCCGCAGCAGCCCAGGAAGACCCCCGCAAGACCGCCACGGCGGGCAAGTGGTGCGCGAACTCAGCGGCACAGGCAGCTGAGAGCACCGCAAAGGAGGCGCGGAACAATGGGTGAAGCACTGGCGATCATCATCGCGTTTGCCGCCCTTCTGGGCATCTCGTGGGGCGTTACCTGCGCCGCCGTGTGGGCCATCTGCACATTGATGCACTGGACGTTCACCTGGGCCGCCGGAACGGCGGCGTGGATCGCGCTTTGGCTCATTGGCAGCTTTGGCAGCTCTAAGAAATGAGGCGCTGATTATGCCTGCACAAAAGAAACACACCAATAAACACACCAATAAGGAAGGTTATGAGCATGAGTGAAAAGATCATCGCATATAAGGCCATGGACAAAAATATGCAGTGCCGTGGCAAGCAGTACGAGGTTGGCAAGACCTACCATGAGGACGAGGCTGACTGCTGCAAAGCTGGTATGCACGCCTGTGAGAACCCGCTGGATGTGCTGCACTACTACCCGTTGAAGGATGGCCCGCGTTTTTTTGAGGTCGAGTGCGGCGGGAACGTGGATAAAAGCGTAGAGGACAGCAAACTGGCCTGCACTGAGCTGACGGTGAAAGGCGAGGTGAATTTTGCAGGGCTGGTAAAAGCTACGGTGAATGCCGTTTTTAATCGGGTGAAGGGCAAAGAACCTTTTTCCAGCGGCTATTCCAGCACGGCGGGTTCCAGCGGCGATTCCAGCACGGCGGGTTCCAGCGGCAATTACAGCACGGCGGGTTCCAGCGGCGATTACAGCACGGCGGGTTCCAGCGGCTATTCCAGCACGGCGGGTTCCAGCGGCAATTCCAGCACGGCGGCAGCCACTGGGGCTTATTGCAGTGCAAAAGCACACGGCAAAGATAGCATTGCCGTTGTAAACGGTGTTTGCGGCAAGGCGTGCGGCGCACTGGGCTGCTATCTGGTGCTGACCGAGTACGATGATGACGGCAATATGCTGTGGGCAAAGATGGCAAAAGTAGACGGCGCTCACATCAAGGAAAACGTCTGGTACACGCTCAAAAATGGTGAGTTCGCGGAGGCAGAGCCGTGAAAAAGCGCTGCAAAACCAAATTGAAAGAAAGGAGCACGCCATGCAAAAGCCGAGCCTTACGATAGGCGAATGCGTCCAGATCCTTCGGGACAACAACATCTCAAAGACCGAAAAGGTCTTGGGAGCACAGATCCAGGCGGGGCTGTTTACCAGCTGGGCGATTCCGTCAGTGGGAACAAAAGAGCCTTGCCCTGACATCTCCCGCGCCGGTTTTATGGCGTGGGTGAAGGACTTTTATAAACTCGAAAGGGTTTATACAAAGGAGGAACCGAGAGAATGAGAAAGAAACCGATGAATTTTCGACTCATCTTAGCGCTGGACGGGCTGGCTTTACTGGCAATCATCGGCGCGGTGCAGGTGGTGCGCTGGGCCTGCTCCTGGCTGGCCGTTGCGCTGACCTACTGGGGCGGCTGGGACATCGCCGAGGCTGCGCATGCCGCACCTTGGATTATTGTTGCATCCACTGCCGGGCTGGCAATGTCGCTTTATGGGATGCATGAGGACAACAAACGGTATAAGCGCAGCGGCTACGGCAAAATCGTCCGCAACCATGCCCGGAACCCGGAGTATCCGCAGGATGAGGAGAAGGGCGCATGAAGCTGGAAGAGTTGATTCGGCAGCAGGCCGAAGAGTACCTGAAAACAGCCACACGGCTTGCAACGGAGTCCGCGCTCACGGGAGACATCTGGCTTTGGGTCATCTGCTGGGAAAAATCAGAGGTCTATAGCGCGGCAGCAGATGGGCTGCTCACAGCCCTCCACGATGCGGAGGATGTCGCACATGGCTGATTACATTCACTATATCACATGGTACACCGTGTACAGCGCCAAGACCGGTGAGGTAGTGGCAGCGGGAACGTCCTCCATGTGCGCTGCGAAGCTTGGATACAAGACCGCCAACAGCTTTGCGTCTTCCGTTGGACATCGACGCCATGAAAAAAGGCGTCCGTACAAGTACATTTTTGAGCAGGAGCGCATTGATCGTGCGGAGGTTGACTGTCTCCCTCCGCTTCGCCGTTACTGCAAAAAGACAAAAAGGAAACAGGAATATGAACGGTAGATATATGCGAGCCGCAGAGATTCGCTGGCATAATCGTCAGCCGGAGCGGCTGCGGCACATCCATCGGAATGAAGCTCAAAAACAGCAGGCTTCATTCTGCTGCCACGCTTACCATAAAGGGGATCCTGGCAGATGCGATAAATTGGTTTTTGCCGGTTTTGACCCCGTGTTATCAAGTGTGCAGGCTCAGCATTGGGCGGACGAAAACTGGCCGCTTTATGGCCATATCGACGTCTTGGATTCTTCGGGCCGCAAGATTTACGGGAGGTAATACACATGAGTCAGGCGTTAGCCCGCAGAGCCCGCATCAAAGACCTTTCCAACAAGGCCGAGGGCATTTTCCAGTACGTCGGGAACGACAATGTGTTGTTCCGGCTTATCAGCACCGGCAACAAGCTCACCAGCGACGTCAACTATGCTGTGGCTCTGTTCACCGGCTTTGCTCGGAGTCATCAGCTGAGTGATTTTGAGACACGCCGCACCATCGACTCGATTTATCGCCGGGTCGGTGAGCTCATGTGCCTCATCGACATCGTCCACGCCGCCGCTGGCGAGGAAATCATGCCTGAGCCGTATGAATCTATAGATTTTTGTTACATGACAGAGTATCAAACGATGCTACGGGAAGCTGTCATTCGTGGGATGCCGGACAACTACAAAGGCCCGGCACAGAACCCCTACACTGTCAGCCTTGTGAAGCCGGGCGTTGGCCACGGTAATGGTTACACACTGGACGAGTACGATGACGATTTTTTCGCCCGATTTACTCGCAAAGAAGAACCCCGTGACCGGAAGCTCGTCTTCCGCTGCACTAAATCCGAGCTTGACGCCATCAAGCGTTACGCAAATATCATCGATATTAAATTTACCGAGGAGGAAATTCATCATGCCTGAGAAAAACCAGACCCCTATCGAGATGCTCGACCAGAATGCAGCTGCCGTTCAGAGTACCGCAGCGCCTGCGCCTGTTGCACCCACTGCACCCGCTCAGTCGCCGCGTCAGAGCTACGCCGAGAAGGTGCAGGGCCTGACCGTGGACGAGCGCAACTGGATGCTTGCAAAGTCCAAAGCCGCCGCGATGGCGCAGCTGCCCGAAGGTTTTCTGCCTCAGACCTACACTGGCAATCCCGGCGCGTGTGCCATCGCTTGCGAGATGGCCCTGCGCATGGGCGTCTCGCACCTTTTCGTCATGCAGAACCTTTACGTCGTCCATGGTATGCCAACATGGAGCGGCAAGAGCTGCAAGGCCCTCATCGACAACAGCGGCCAGTTTGCAGGCCGCACCCGCTACCGCATGGAAGGCGAAGAAGGCACCGACAACTGGGGCTGCCGCCTGATCGGCGTGGACAAGCTCACCGGCGAAAAGGTCGAAGGTCCGAAAGTCACGGTCAAGATGGCGAAAGACGCCGGGTGGTGGAACAAGAATGGCAGCTACTGGCCCAAAATGACCGAAATGATGCTCAAGTACCGCGCCGCCGCTTACTTTGCCCGCGCCGAGTGTCCGGAGGTCCTGATGGGCGCCAACATCGACTACGAGGTAGGCGCTGGCGACGCCGAGGAAGAGGATGCGGCCCATGCTTAATGTTGTTGCGCTGACGGGCCGTCTGGTCTACGACCCGGAGCTCAAGACCACCCAGAACGGCACCAACGTGTGCAGTTTCCGCATCGCGGTTGACCGCAGCTTTTCCCGGCAGGGCGAAGAGCGCAAGGCCGATTTTATCGACGTCACCGCGTGGCGGCAGACCGCCGAGTTTGTCTCAAAGTATTTCCAGAAGGGCAGCATGATCGCCATCGAAGGCAGCCTGCAGACCCGTCAGTACCAGGACAAGAACGGTAACAACCGCACGGCTACCGAGGTTCTTGCGTCGCAGGTGAGCTTTTGCGGCGGAAAGACCGCAGAGAAGCCCGCTGTGCGCGATTTCGACCAGCAGACGGAAAAACATGTGCGCGAAGCAAACACCGCTCACAGCGCCCCGCAGAAGCCTCAGAGCGTGCCGGAGTATTCGCAGGGCAGCGCAGACGACTTTTCGGTCATCGACGATTCGGAGGATTTGCCGTTCTAAACTGAGAGCTGTGCTATCTGGCTATACGGGCGCGCAAAGGAGGTGATTGAGTGGCACAGGACGATAAAAAGTCATTTGTGGCGTATCTGAGCTGGTTCGACGCGCTGGAAGAATACTCCGACGCAGAGGTTGGGCAGTTGATGCGAGCTCTTGCACGGTATGCCAAAACCGGAGAACAGCCCGAATTTTCAGACCGTGGGATGCGCGGCAACTGGAAATTTATGTGCAGCGACGTAAAACGGGCGTCTGAAAAATGGGATGAAACCCGCAAGAAACGCAGCAACGCCGGAAAACGCGGCATGGCAAAGCGCTGGGGAAAGCCTGACGACATAACAAAAATAACAAACGATAACAATGTTAATGACGACATAACAAAAATAACTGTAGATGTAGATGTAAATGGAGATGTAGATGTAGATGGGGATGTAGATGTTGTAAAGCGCGATAACACCGCCGCCGTTGATATGGAGTTATCAAAAATCGTCCAGCATTACCAGCGTGCTATCGGCGACTTCCCGCGTTCGGCGCTGGAAAAACTGCAAAAATGGCGGCAGGAGTACAGCACGGAGATGATTTTGCTGGCGATCGACAAGGCCGCAGAGGCTGGGAAGCGCTCGTGGAACTACATCAACGGCATTCTGTCTGGCTGGCAGCGGGACGGGATACGCACCCCGGGGGATGTGACAGCGAATGAGCAGCGCCGACAAGAGCAGCCTCGCGGGAAGCAGGCCACAGAAAGCACCGCAGAAGCATACGCAAATATTTTCAAGGGGGTGAAACCGTGACAGTGGAGATGATGACAAAGCTTCTTGCGGACGCTGAGGCCTATTTTGGACGGCCTCAGACCGCAGAGAACCGCGCAAGCATCGCGGAGATCTGGGCGAACTCATCGCTCAAGGATGTGCCGGATGAGATGGCCTACAAGACATTCCACGAGGTGATTTCGGAGTGCAGCTGGCAGAGCCAGCTTCTCCCGGCGTGGAAAAAGGCCGTCGAAAAGGCCCGGGGTGAGCAGATGCTGGCAAAGCACTGCCTTGCTGCCCGCACCCGGATGCTCAAGTCCAGAGCTGAAAGAAAGCTTCTTGGGCAGGCAAACCAGAACGGAGGACGAAATGCCTAGATACAAAGTCATCGTAGAGTGTAGCGGCCTGCACGGGAACGCGGCGCTTACATACCGCATCAACGCCGCGAGTCAGTTTGCGGCAGAGTTCCGGGCCTGCCAACTGGCGGGCGACCATTACCCCGAGTATCGGGACATCAAACCAGTGAGGACGGAGGTGCTGAAAAATGGATGAAGTGAGGTTGATTAACGCAACCCCTCTTGAAAAAGAAATGCGAGAATACTCCCAGTATATTGGACGTGAAACCACAAACGAGTGCGAAAGCACCGCTGAATGTTGCGCAGATATGGTGAGCGAGGCGCCCACCATTGACCCGGAGAGCTTGCGACCGACGGCAAAGTGGATTATTGTGCGGCGCATGGCAGATGGTGCGGAGTTCAAGTGCGGGAACTGCGGACGCAAAGAGGTTTTTACAACATTCGATCGGCACACGGAACATGCCTATTGCTGCCGCTGCGGGTGCAAAATGGAAGCAGCGGATGAAAGCGAGGTACGCGAAAAATGACGATGACACCGTGTAAAGACTGCCCCACTCGTCACCCGGTATGCCACGACACATGCCCAAAGTACGCCGAGTTTAAGCTCCAGCATATCGCAGAGCTTGCTTACACCAAGCAGATGACTGACCGGGGCGTTGTATACCACTACGACCACGAGGACCGCCACCGGGAGCGGGGCCGCAAGAAGTACATGGGAGCGAACGGAGGAGCGGACAGATGAAAGCTGTGCTTTTGAGCATCCGGCCTGAATGGTGCAGTCTCATCGTTCAGGGGCAAAAGACCATTGAGATGCGCAAGACACGCCCGAAGATGGAAACGCCGTTTAAGTGTTACGTCTACTGCACGAAAGACCGGTCAAAGGTGGGCTGGATGCGAATTGTCCCCGAAAAAGGCTGGCTGCGGTTAGACGGTTCGGTTATTGGCGAGTTTACATGCGATAAAATCGAACGAGCTTTAATTCCGTATCCAGCGCATCGGGACGAGTTTAATGAACGATTTGCCAAAGATTCGTGCGTATCCTACGATGAGCTGCATCGCTACGCATCACAAAATGCACTCTACGTTGACCTGTTTTTCTGGCATATTTCAAACTTCAAACTCTACGAAGAGCCAGTAAGGCTTAAAGATTTCTGGGCGATACAGCCCTGTACGCATCACGGAGACTGTTGCACCTGCCGCAGATGGGACGCAGAAAAGCTGATTTGCAGGGGAGAAGCATTCGGAATCGAACGCCCGCCGCAAAGCTGGTGCTATGTGGAGGATCTTCACACATGAACACCGGCAAGCAGTTTGAAGCGGACTTCAAGGCATCCGTCCCATCCGATGCGTGGTGCTACCGCCTGAAAGACAGCGCTGCCACCTACTACGGCGGCAACGAAAATTTGTCCTTTTCCATCGACAACATCTGCGACTTCCTTGTGTACAGATACCCGATGAACCACCTGTTCGAGCTGAAAACCATCGAAACGCCCTCTATCCCTCTGGAAAAAGTGTTCGGAAAGTACGACAAGGCGAAATGCAAGTACCGCAAGGAAAAGCACATCACAGACATGGTGGATGCAATGGTGTACAGCGGTCAGACCGCCCATGTGATAGTCAATTACAGGGCGGTTAACCGCACCTTTGCCATCCCTGCAAGCAAGGTTCTGGCATTCCGTTACAACGAGAGCCGGAAGAGTATCCCTTGGCAGTGGGCAGAGCAAGAGGGGATAGAAGTCAAAGCAAAAAGGCTGCGCGTCCATTGGCGGTATGACGTTGATGGGCTGCTAAAGAGATTGGAGAAAGAAAATGGGAGAGACGCTTAAGTGCGATATATGCGGGGAGACGTATCCTTACGAAAATGAAGAGGTGAGAGTGTGAAACTGGTTGATGTTGATCCAATCATTGCGGCGTGGAAAACTGTTGGTGTTAATAAAAAGAATGAAGCAAAGTCGTTTTTGGATAGCAAAAACTTCATCGCATACATACAAGGACAAATCAGAAACGGCATTGGAGATGTGTTTTTAGATTTAGCCAACGTATTGGAAAAATCTGAGCCCGCCAATATATGGTTTGATGCCAAGAAAGTTTTACCCGAAAAAGACAAAGAAGTTCTCGTAAAAAGAGAAAAGTTCGGCATTGAAATTGCATTTTTATCTTATGACGGATTATGGCAAGAGCACAACGAGTACATTGTACTTGGAGATGTAACTCATTGGGCGTATCTTCCTGAACCACCAAAGGAGGTCTGATAGATGGCAACCGCAGAAATGAACAAGTTGGACGCCGCCCTCACGGAGATGGGCATTGAGGATTTTACAGGAGGCGTGCCAATGACCCGCACATGGACACCTGACACCGACATGCCAAAGCCTGACAGCGGCGTGGACTACCGCACCGTCAAGGCGTGGTTTCAGCAGTGCCGAGACCTTGCGGCAGCTATCGAAATCCAGAAGCAAAAAATACAGCGCATCCGGGACGTGGCCGAAAAATGCACCCAGAGCCTGAGCGGGATGCCTGCGGGTGGTGGCAATGGAGACAAGGTGGGCTTCGCTGTAGAGCAGCTGGACACCGAGCGCCGACAGCTTCAGAGGATGGAGACGGACCTGTGCAATCTGCGTGTCGAGGCCACCCGGCGGGCATACTGCCTGATAGCCGAGCCGGAATGCGCCGAAGCGATTTGCGAGCACTATGTCATAGGCAAGTCTCACAAGGAAATTGCAAAAGAAGTCGGCGTATGTGGGGCAGATGTGGTCTACCGGCGAATCAAACGCGGATGCATGGCCCTGGCCGAGATATGGGACGAATTTTCTGACGTGCAAAGTGTACAATATGCACAAGAAAACACAGCGTGATTTTGGCAGGGGTCAGCTCTTTTCAAGTCTGCAAGCTTGGATGTAAAATTCTAATAAGCGGTTCAGCGCTAAGCGGTAGCCGCTTGCCACGCAGCCTCCAGAACGGTCCCTTCCTTGTGACAGGTTTTCATGCTTTCCTGTTCTCCTTCACCGTTTTGCGGGCTGCTTCTATGCGATACACTGACACAAAGGCAGCCTGTCGATCATGAGAGACAGGAGGCGGTTCGATTCCGCCGTATCGCACCGTATGGCGCATGG